TGCTCAGGAAAACACATGGTAACTTATTAGCTGGGCCCTCCCAGCATTTTTAATACAAAGGAGCGTTAATATGCCTACATTAAAAGGTGTAAATTATCTCAGAGACAAACTCGCATATAAGAAAAATAGGGTAAAGCTCAGGTATAAATACTATGAGATGAAGCAGCTTGTCAGAGACCTGAACATATCCACTCCTCCGGATCTCCGGTATTGGATGGGTAGTCTTGGCTGGTGTGGTCGTGCTGTTGACTCGCTGGCTGATAGGCTGGTATTCAGAGAATTCGATAATGACAATTTCGGAATGAATGAGATTTATAATCTCAATAACAGAGATATCCTTATAGACAGTGCTATACTTGGAGCTCTTATAACCAGCTGTGATTTTATCTACATCACTACCGATGATGATGGATATCCGAGGATGAGAGTGATTGATGGATCCCACGCAACAGGCATCATAGATCCAATAACCAATATGCTCACTGAAGGATACGCTATTATTGATTTTGATGAGTTCGATAATCCTTTAACTGAGGCATATTTCATACCAGGTCATACAATGATTTACCAGGGTGGTAGGATAATGTCTGATATCACTAATGCAGCTCCTTATCCACTGCTGGTACCGATAATCAACAGGCCTGATGCCAAGAGGCCATTTGGTCATTCCAGAATCAGCAGAGCATGTATGAGTATAGTCAATTCTGCAATAAGGACTGTGAAAAGGTCTGAGATCGCAGCAGAGTTCTTTAGTTATCCACAGAAATATATCCTTGGTATGAATCCTGATGCTGAAGTGCTGGATAAGTGGAAAGCCACAATGTCAAGTATGCTCCGGATAGATAAGGATGAGGATGGTGATCATCCGGTAGTGGGCCAATTCCAGGCAGCTTCAATGGCTCCTCACTCGGAGCAGCTGCGGATGTTCGCTGGACTCTTTGCCGGAGAGACTGGATTGACTCTTGATGATCTCGGTTTCCCATCACAGAATCCAAGCAGTGCTGAAGCAATCAAAGCCAGCCATGAATCATTAAGACTCACAGCAAGGAAAGCACAGCACACTATGGGTACTGGGTTACTCAATGCTGGATACCTGGCAGCTTGCGTAAGAGACAATACGCCTTATCTCAGATCTGAGATCTACAACACAAGGGTATTGTGGGAGCCTATATTTGAGCCGGATGCAGCGACACTTTCAGCAATTGGAGATGGAGCTATCAAGATCAATCAGGCAGTACCTGGGTTCTTTGATCATGCGGTACTTAGAGCTATGACCGGTATAGATGGTGGAGAGCAGGAAAATATTTTTGCAGTAAACATTGAAGGTGAAGAGTAATGGCCACAGATGCAATAGTTCAGAAGATTGCAAAAGACTTTAAGGTCAATATCAATAGCAGTGCTGCCATAAGACCGCTTCAGAAGAAACTGCTTAAAGGCACAGCGACTTATAAAGATGCTAATAAGTACGCAATTGAGACTTCAAAAGCGTTAGGTAAAGCCTTAGCGGATAATCTGATAGATGATACATTGAGTGCTGCGGAATATAGAGCAATTATCTCTGAAGTATTGCCGGCTGGTTTATCAGCTACTTTTGACACAGTAAAGGAATACTCTGAGGTGGTCCAGCGTGGACTCAATGAGAGAGCTAAGATAAACCTTAAGGTGGTAGTGCCGAAGATAGATGCTGAAGCAGTAACCACAACTACAGCTAAAGCGGTAAGTGCAGCAGCTTATGCAGAAGTATCCGGAGTGGTAGATCAGGATACTATGAATTTTGCCCAAAATGTTACCAGCAGGGTAATGAGGGATAATGCCACTTTCCAGAACAATGTTGGTTACACAGTAACTGTAGAGCGTATATATGATGATATAGGCGTACATAACAGAAAGGATCCATGTCAATGGTGCATTGAGAAGGAAGGCATCTGGAATTATGAAGATGCTAATTCCAATGGGATCTTTGCGAGGCATCCTGGCTGTGAATGTACGATTATATACCACTCGAAAAAAGGTCCGCAGTTGCAGACAAACTGGCGGAATAATGAGTGGGAGTATATATAACTAACATAGGAAGGAGGATACATGAGTGAGGATATCCGTTATGGTGAGCAATCTCCAACGGTATCCGTGATCCGAAATTACACAAAAACAAGAGGTCAAGAGGCAGTTGATATTTATGCTACCACAGACAGGACTTTATACCCTTGGCAGAGTGCTTTGGTATATGATGTAATGGCTGTGGATGAAGAAGGTTTGTGGCTGCACCAGAAGTTTGGATTTGCCGTTTCAAGGCGGAATGGTAAAACAGAGGTTGCTATGGCCAGGTGCCTTTGGGGATTAAAGCAAGGAGAGAAAATTCTTTACACTGCACACAGGACCAGCACAGCTCACTCGATCTGGGAGAGATTAAGGCGGTTTTGTGAGAAGTCAGACGATGTTGAAATAGAATCATCCTATAGAGCCCTTGGGAAAGAGCACCTATACATAGATAATGGTGGAATCATTGAGTTCAGGACTCGGACGAGTACCGGTGGACTTGGTGAAGGATATGATCTGCTGTTGATAGATGAGGCTCAGGAATATACCACAGAGCAGGAGACCGCTCTCAAGTATGTTGTATCCGACTCAGACAATCCGCAGACGATCATGTTCGGTACTCCACCAACAGCAATCAGTGCTGGCACAGTCTTTATGCAGTTCAGGAACAGAGTGCTCTCCGGATCCGGTTATGAATCGGGGTGGTGTGAGTGGTCAGTACCTAAACTGTCAGATCCTAAAGATGAGGAGCTGTGGTATGCTACTAATCCATCACTTGGTTATGGCTTGAAAGAGCGTGCCATCCGTTCAGAGATTGGTGATGATGATATTGACTTTAATATCCAGCGACTTGGATTGTGGTTAAAGTACAATCAGAAGTCAGCAATCAGCAAGATGGAATGGGATGCCCTGAAGGTGAATGTGTTGCCTAAGTTGAAGGGTAAATTATTCGCTGGTATCAAGTTCGGCCATGATAATGAGAATGTGGCTTTATCAATTGCAGTGAAAACTGAAGATGATCATGTATTAGTAGAGGCTATTGATTGTGTGCCAATTAAGAATGGTACAGCCTGGATGATAGATTTTCTGAAACAGGCTGATATCAGGAAGGTGGTAATTGATGGAGCCAATGGTCAGACCTTGCTGGCCGATGAGATGAAAAATGAGCGACTTGGTAAGCCTATTTTGCCTAAGGTCGCTGAAATAATCAAAGCATATTCATTATGGGAGCAGGGTATAGCCAATGGATCTATTCAGCACATGGAGCAATCAGCAGCCACTCAGGTTATAACCAACTGTGATAAGAGAGCAATCGGCTCTAAAGGTGGTTTTGGTTATGAATCACAACTTGATGGAGCAGATATATCAATTTTAGACTCTATGGCCTTGGCACATTGGCAGTGTGTCGAGTGTAAGACAGAGGAGCGTAAACAACAGATTAGTTATTAAGGTCAGCATCGCTGGCTTTTTTAATTATTACGGATACCATCCGGTTAAATGGGAAGGAGACAGAAAAATGTCAGAATTTACAGTAATTGAAACGCAGGAACAGCTTGATGCAATCATTGGAGAGCGTATCGCAAGAGCAGAGAAGAAAGCTGAAGAGAAGGCTGCAGAGAAGTATGCAGATTATGAGGATCTAAAAAAGCAGACAGAAGATCAGGCTGCTAAAATCAATGATCTCAGTTCTCAGTTATCTGCACAGACCGAAAACGCCAGTACAAGTGCAAAAGAGCTGGAGGATCTTAAAGCCAAAGTGCACCAATATGAGACCGACTCAGTAAAAACGAGGGTGGCACACGAAGAGGGTTTACCTTATGACTTGGCTGCAAGGTTATCCGGAGAGGATGAAGAAAGTATAAGAGCTGATGCAAAAGCTTTAGTAGCGTTGGTGGGTAAAGCAAAACCAACAGCACCTTTGGGTAATCCGGAGCCAGTGGCAAAGGGTGATGATCGTGATGCTGCGTTAAAAGAAATGTTATCAAGTATGAAGGGAGATTAAAATGGCTACTATTACACAGTCAACACTTTTCCCAGCTCAGCTGGAGAAAGAGATCTTTAATGCCGTAAAAGGTAAATCAGCTCTGGCAGCACTTACGCCGAATGAGCCTATACCTTTTGCTGGTAAGGATGTATTTGTATTTTCGATGGACAGCGAAGTTGCAGTAGTTGGCGAGGGAGATCCTAAACCGGCTGGAGATGCAACTGTAACATCAGTTCCAATCAGACCGATTAAAGTTGTTTATCAGAGCAGAGTTTCTGAAGAGTTTATGTATGCAAGCGAAGAGGCTCAGCTGAACACCCTGAGCACATTTGCTGAAGGATTTGCTCGCAAGCTGGCTAAAGGCCTTGATATCATGGCTGGATATGGCTATGATCCGTATTCCGGTACAGCCAGTGCAGTAATCGGCAATAACAATCTTGGTTATGCTATCGCTAACTACAACAGTGGATCTAATGTAGTAGACTACACAGCTGGTACAGACAATCCGGTTGACAAGCTTGAAGAGGCTATCGGTAAAGTTGAAGTACTGAATGGTATCGCAATCAGTTCAGACTTCAGAGAAGATATCGCTGGCCTGAAGGCTACAAGCGGTGGAGCACAGCCGGCTTATCCGGACTTTGCATTTGGTGGAGCTCCGGCACAGCTTGGTGCTGCTAAACTCGCAGTAAGCACAGAGCTTGACAATGCTGATATCTTTGGTATTGCTGGAGACTTCGGTGCTTTCAGATGGGGCTTTGCAAAGAATCTGCCTCTGGAAGTCATTGAATATGGTAATCCGGACGGTGGCACCTATGATCTGAAGAGAGCTAATGAAGTACTGCTCAGATCTGAAGCGTTTATCGGATGGGGAATCCTTGATCCAAGTGCCTTTGGAATGGTAATTAAACACAGCTCATAAGGAGGAGCAAAATGGCTGTATCATACATAACACTTTCTGAGTTTTTAGCAATCTCAGGCGGTACATATACAACTGCTGAACAGACCAGAATCAGTGCTTTGATACCGATGGTTTCTGATGCACTCAGATATGAAGCGGACAAAGTTGGTAAAGATCTGGATGCGATGATAGCAGAAGATAACAACTATAATAGCGTGGTACAGCTTGTGTGTACTGATGTGATAGTTAGAGCTATGAGTCTGAACACAGATACAGAGCCTATGTCTCAGGAATCGCAATCTGCTCTTGGATATTCCTGGAGTGGTACTTATGCAGTTCCTGGCGGTGGTATAGCAAACTGTATCATGCGTAATGATCTCAAGAGGCTCGGACTGAAACGCCAGAGGTATGGTGTAATCGAATGGTATGGTGATGATAATGGCTAAAATCCAAGGCATCACAGTAACACTTTATTCACAGACCATAGATAGCACGGATCCATTTGGAGCTCCGACTTATGAAGAGACTCCGGTCAGTGTGAAAAATGTGCTGGTAGCTCCAACATCCAGTACTGAGGTATTAGATACTGTCAATCTCTATGGTAAGAAGGCTGTTTATACACTTGGAATCCCTAAAGGTGATACCAATGATTGGGAGGATAAGCGTGTAACATTCTTTGGAGAAGATTGGCACACTTTTGGTATTCCACAGGAAGGCATTGAAGCTAATATACCACTTGAGTGGAATAAGAAGGTATTTGTGGAGCGTTATGAATAAAGTTGATTTTGAATTAGATATAAATGGCCTGAGAGAGCTGATGAAATCAGACGAAATGCAGCAGATCTTGAAGGAAACAGCAGCCGATGTAGCGAATAAAGCCAGCATGCAGACAGGCGGTGCTGAATTTAGTGAAGATGTAAGAGTTCACTCTTATGTTGCTATAAGCACTGTATTCCCACATTCAAGTGAAGCTGCAAGGGCCATATATCAGGATAATGTTCTTGAGAAGTCATTATCAGGTTTACCAAGAACTAAAGGAAGTGGATAAATGATAGAGACTGTACTGTATAACTATATAAAAAATGTATTTTATGAGGATGGTATTCCTGTGTATATGGAAAGGCCTGAAAAGCGGCCATCCGGTAAATACATCATCATAGAAAAAACAGGCGGTACTAAATCCAATAAAATCGCCACTAACACTTTTGCTTTTCAGAGTTATGGAGACACACTTTATGATGCGTCCTCGCTTAATGAGAGCGTGAAGAGTGCTGTTGAAAGTGCTGAAAATCTTGGTGAAATATCAGGAGTTACACTGAACTCAGATTATAACTTTACAGATACCGCCTCGAAATCTTATAGATATCAGGCGATATTTGTTATTACTCACTATGAATAGTTAGGAAGGAGATAGGATATGCCTACAGTAACTAATGTAAGTGCTGCTACTCCTGGAGTATCAGGGGCGATCTACAGAGCACCATTAGGAACTTCACTTCCGTCAGATGCTACCACTGCACTTGGTGCAGACTATGTGGAGCTTGGATATGTTTCAGAGGATGGACTTGTTAACACTAATAGTCCTGAGTCAGAAAATATAAAAGACTGGGGTGGAACAGATGTACTCAATGTTATGACTGAGAAAACAGATGAGTTCCAGCTTACTCTTATTGAAGTTCTTAATACGGATGTACTGGAAGCTGTTTACGGATCCAGTAATGTAACCGGAACACTGGCCACAGGTATTGAGGTTAAAGCCAACAGTACTGAGCCTGAAGAGGCTGTATGGGTAGTGGATATGGTTATGAGAGATGGTGTGCTCAAGAGAGTTGCTATACCTGATGCAAAGATCTCGGAAATAGGAGATATTACCTATAAGAAAGATGAGGCTGTTGGATATGAAATTACTCTTACATGCCTTGCTGATACTTATGGTAATACTCACTATGAGTTTATTGAGGAGCCAGCATCCTAAGAGAAATATAGTATGGAGGTCATGAAATGAAAAGAGATATCACTACTAAGAGCGGTTTCAAGTGCAAGATAGATGATTCTGTACTTGACGATATGGAGCTTGTTGATGCTATGGCAGCTGCACAGGGTGAGGATCCACTGCAGCTCACTGTGGTAATCAATAAAATCCTTGGAGAAAAGAATAAGCAGAAACTTTACGATCACATGCGTGATAAGAACGGCAGGGTGCCTGTTGAAGCTACCACCAATGAGATCGTGGAGATTTTTGAAGCTCTTGGAGATGATGGAAAAAACTCATGATCCTGGCCGGCATGATCCATAAGGATAAAAACTCATGGATATGCGATATGGCAGAAACTTATAACATATACGACTATACGAGGGTGCCGGTGAAAACACTTGGCATCCTCAGTGCCGGTCTCAGGGAAGATTCAAGAATAAGACAGGAACTGGAAGGCATTAAAGCCAATCCAGATACGATAATAATGGCTAAGATCTTTGATCTGGTCAATGCTCTGTTGTGGACTAAGACAAAGGATGCAGAAAAGGGTAGAAATTTCCCGAAATCATTTGCACGCATGTTTATTGATACTGGAGAGCCAGAGCCATCGCATTTTGCAAATGGTGCAGAATTTGAAAAGGCCAGAGCAGAGATTATTAAGAAGATTAAGGGAGCGGATTAGATGTCGCAACTCGGTACAGCTTATGTCCAGATAGTACCAAGTGCTCAAGGAATAAGCGGAAAAATTGAAAAAGCAATAGGTCCAGAGGCAAGTGCTGCCGGAAAACAGGCAGGAACTAAAATAGCCGGTGGAATGAAGCAGAAACTGTCCAGGCTAAGCGGTGGTTTATTCAAGGCAGGAACTATAGCCACAGCGGTATCTGTGCCTATAATCGCTGGTATCAAGAAGTCTTTATCAGCTTATGAGGTACAAAATGGAGCAGAGACCAAGCTCACTGAGATCTACAAGACCAGAATGGGTGCATCCAAGAAGGTTGCTAATCAGACTATGAAACTGGCCAGTGCTCTTCAGAAAGAAGGCGTGGTAGGTGATGAGGTCGCTCTTTCAGGTGCTCAACAGCTGGCTACATTTGCCAAGTATCCTAAAACCGTCAACACATTGATGCCGGCCATGGAGAACTTGCTGGTGCAGCAGAAGGGCCTCAATGGTACATCTGAAGATGCTGTCAATATTGGTAACCTTATGGGTAAAGTCATGCAGGGCCAGACAGGAGCTCTGAAGCGTGTTGGTGTTTCATTTAATGAGAGCCAAGAAAAGATACTCAAATATGGTACCGAAGAAGAAAAGGCTGCTGTACTTGCTGAAGTAATTACCAGCAATGTTGGTAACATGAATAAAAAGATGGCCGAAACACCGGAAGGGAAAATACAGCAGATGAAAAACTCGCTCGGTGATATGGCAGAGCAGTTAGGAAAAGTCCTTGTTCCGGTGTTGGCTAAATTGGCTAACTGGGTAAGCACTAAGGTTATCCCTAAAATCGAAAAGTTTTTCCAATGGATGAATGAGCACCCGAGGATCAAGAAACTTGCATTGACTCTTACCGGTCTTGCAGTGGCAATAGGTCCTGTGCTTATAGCATTGGCTGGTGTTATAAAGCTAATGAGCGGATTAGGCAGCGTGATTAAGATCATAGCTGGTGGTCCAGTAACATTGATCATAGCTGGTATAGCTCTGCTGGTTATAGGCTTTATGACTCTGTGGAAAAAATCTAAAGCTTTCAGGAACTTCTTTATAAAGATGTGGCAGGGTATTAAGGCCGTTGCTACAACTATTGTAAAGGTAATAGTTACTATATTCACTAAAGCTCCGGAGCTGATCAAGAAGGCCTGGAGTGGTATAGGCAAATTCTTTAAGGGAGTATGGAAAAAGATTAAAGGTGCATTTGGCACAGTTAAACAATTTTTCCATGATAAGTTCACTGGAGCGTGGAACGCAGTAAAGGGTGCTTTCTCAAAGGTTGGCTCATTCTTTGGTAATGTATGGAATACAATCAAGAATAAGTTTACTTCAATTGGTACTGCAATAGGTGGTGCTATAAGCAAAGCTGTAAAATCTGGTATCAATGGAGTGATAGGTCTTATAGAGAGACACTTGAATAATATAATTGCACTGATTAATGGTGCTATAAAGCTCATCAATAAGATACCTAAGGTCAATATCCCACGGATCAAGAAACTCAAGTTCCCACGACTCGCTCAGGGTGGTGTATTGGCTAAAGGTCAGACAGGATTCCTTGAAGGATCCGGAGCTGAAGCAGTTGTACCGCTGGAGCGTAACAAAGAGTGGATAAGCAGAGTGGCTGATGATATGCAGATAGCACTCGGATCTGGAGCCGGAGGTAGAGCAGTTAATATCACTGTAAATAATCACATAGATGGAGCTGAAAAGCCTGAAGAGTATGCAGCTCGGCTGGTTAAGCAGCTCAGAGTGGAAATGAGGACGATTTAATGGGTAAAAATGCTAAAGGAGCTCTCACAAATATAGCTCCAGCCACTGTAAAACCATCCGGATTGACTATAGCAAGAAAGAATAATGATGTAACTTTCAAGTGGAAAATCGGTGATAAAAACTATGGAGCCGGCCAGCAGTTACAGTGGTGTGTAGAAGGAGGAGCCTGGCATAGTGTGTCAATAACCAAGACCACCACAGCCAAGACAATATCTCTTACACTGAGCAACTTCAGACCGACTGTGCAGAACAGACCACTTAAAACTATAACCTTTAAGGTAAGAGGTAAGAGATCTCCTTATACAGAAGGCTCAGGAGTTAATACAATAACTATAACGCCTCAGTGGTCAGAATGGTCTGTGAAGATATTAGAGCTTGATGTACCTAATAAGCCAACAGGCAGTGCGGTATTAAGCGATTCATATACTAATGTGTCCACTTTCTCATGGAACACAGTAACATCTAATACAGATAATAGATTTTTCAGGGATGTTCAATACCAGAAATGCCTGATACAAGATTCCGGTGCTGATGGATCTAAATACAGCGATAAATACGGCAGTACAGCAACAGGATCAGCAACAGGCAGTGTAACTGAAACTGAAAACACAGCTACACTGGCTCAGGGATCATACACAAGGTGGTATAGATTCAGAGCAAGAGGCAGCCGAGGCAATTCTGAATGGAGATATGTTAAACATGTATATGCAGAGCCTTATGCAGCAGTAATAGAAGAGGCTCGCATGGATACTGATGGTAAGGTTTATGCAAGATGGGTGGCACAGGCTGATGCAGCTCATCCAATAGACAATACCACAGTGCAGTACACAGTAGCCACTCCGGATGCAGGGATGGCGTGTCCACCTGGAGCAACTTGGACGGATGCAACAATATCCAAAGACACCACAGGCACGGATGCTGCTAAATTTACTCCGGAGAGTACAGTTGGTTTAGATGAGTGTATGTGGGTGAGAGTATGCACCACTCATGACAGGAATACTACTAACAGTGAGCCAGCATTAGTAGAAGGTGGTATAGGATATCTTACAGATCCATCGGCTTTAAGCGTAAGTACAGATAACCTTACTCACAAAGCTGTTGTAACTGCTACTAATAACTCTTCAGTGTCAGATAGTTTTCTCGCAATTACATACAGGACTGAAGCTAATCCTGATGATGATCTGATAGTTGGCATTATTCCTAACGGATCCAGTACAGCTACTGTGCAGTGCCCTGATTGGGATGATGTTGGTAACTTTGCATTTGGAGTGAGAGCTATAGTCGGTAGCTCCACCAGCAGAACAGTTACATACGGCAATTATGAGATAGATGCCAAGATGGTATCAGCCAACATGATATGGGATGGCGGTACTATTCCAGTAGCACCCAGCAGTGTTACGGCACAGGCAACAGAGTGGTTAGGTGTTGTAAAAGTTGGCTGGGATTGGGATTGGTCCGATGCAGATATAGCGGTGGTATCGTGGTCAGATGAGCCAATTGCATGGGAGTCCACCACAGAGCCAAGTTCACATGAGATCAATAATATGCACGCTGCACAATGGTATATCTCCGGCCTTGAAACAGGAAAGACCTGGTATATCAGAGTAAAGCTGGTGCAGACTAATGGTGATGCGAGAACAGAAGGCCCTTGGTCGGATATAGTTGCAATAGATCTCTCCAGTGCTCCAACAGTACCGGTATTAGAGTTATCTTCTCCGGTAATAACTGTGGATGGAGAGGTTACGGCTTCATGGGCGTATTCAAGTAATGATGGCACAGATCAGGGATATGCCGAGATCACCACAGTAGAAATAAATGCAGATGGAGTTTGGTATGGTCAATATGCTCTTACGGCTGACAATAGCGTGGACCCTGATAAGGACTATTTCTCAGAATCAGGTGGTATATATACCCTTGAGACACCAGGAGGCACAGAGGATCCACAAGCATTAGGTTGGTATGAGATAGTACCCAACATCATAGCACACACTGAAACTGCTCAGCATGTAACTATAAGTGCAGAAGAGCAGGGGTGGACCTCCGGAGATACATACAATCTTGCAGTAAGGGTGGTATCTACATCCGGAAAAATGTCAGATAGCTGGAGCGATCCTGTTGGTGTAACTGTAGCGGATCCGCTTACAGCGACAATCACCACATCGTCTCTGGTATATGAGACTTATATTGATACTTCTGATATGAGTAGAGATATATATGTGCTCAAGGCTATGCCACTCACAGTTACGATAACTGGAGCAGGGGATGGCGGTACTACCACACTGGCTATAGAGCGTGCTGAGTCATATCATGTTGAAAGACCTGATGGCTCAGACTTTAACGGCTATGAAGGTGAGACAATCGCTATAGCAACACAGACTGGAGAAGATCAGATCACAGTAGATCTCGGAAATCTTATAGGCAGCTTTGATGATGGTGCTGCTTATAGGTTAGTGGCTACAGTCAATGATGATCTTGGCCAGAGTGCCGAAACCACACTTGACTTTGAAGTACATTGGACTCACCAAGCACTTATGCCAACAGCCACAATGTCGATGGATAATACCAACTACATAGCTCTGATAACGCCAGTAGCACCAGGCGGTACTGATCCGGATGATACATTTGATATATATAGACTTAGTGTGGATAAGCCACAGCTGGTGGTTAAAGATGGAGCTTGGGGTACAACTTATGTAGATCCTTATCCAACTATAGGAGAGCAGGGTGGTCATAGAGTTGTATTCAAGAGCAAAGAAGGAGACTACATCACAGCATCCAATCAGCCGGCATGGGTAGATCTCACTAAATATGATGGGGATATCCTTGATTTAAGATACAGCGTTATAGATTTTGATGGAAACCGGTTAGAGTGTGATTTCAATCAGAGCCTGTCCAATAGCTTTGAGAAGGACTTCCAAGAGACTCGCTACTTAGGTGGTGCTATTCAGGGTGATTGGAATCCTGGTATAAGACGGACCGGCACAGTTAATGCAGTATTCATCACTGCTTATGATCCTAACGCTATACGGACCTTGAGACAGCTTGCAGCTTGGCCTGGTATCTGTCATGTACGGACTAAAGATGGATCCAGTTATGCTGCAGATGTTCAGGTGGGTGATGATGTGAGCTATGATTCATCCGGTAAGGTGGTATCAGCAAGTCTCACAATAACAAGAGTAGATCCTGAAGGCTATGAAGGAATGTCGCAATCCGACTGGGAAGAGGGTACATCATAATGAATTGGAATTTAGGCTTTTCAGCAGCGTATTATGCTACATTTGTGGATAAAGCGACTTGGAGAGATTTGGAGCGTTTTGAAATCACAGAAGGCTCCATTTCTTATACTGATGATGAATTAAGATGCTCTGCCACTGTCGGTGCGGTAGGTTATGAGCAGGGTACGGAGAATATCATCAGAGTGTACCTGGATGCGAAACAGACAGGGGATGCTGCTTTAGTACCACTCTTTACCGGATACGCAACTTCTCCGGCACAGACTTTTAAGGGTGTTTTGGAGACTAATTCACTGGATGTTTACTCGGTGTTAACTCCGGTCAGAGATGTTTTACTACCAAGAGGGTGGTATGCAGCAGCTGAGATGCCTGGTGGAATACTTATTAAAAATCTGCTTGAGCCTACACCAGCTCCGGTGGTAATAGAAGATAATTCACCAGCTCTCCAAGAGGCGATAATTGCAGAAGATTCTGAAACCAATCTTACTATGATTGAGAAGATTCTCGCTGCAATTGACTGGAGAATGAGAATAGCCGGAGATGGTACTATTCAGATTCTGTCCAACGCTACTGATGCTGCAGTTGAATATGATCCACTTGATAATGATGCAATAGAGCCTGAAATAGAGATAACTTATGATTGGTATCAATGCCCTAACTGCTTCAGAGCTATCTCCGGAGATCTCACAGCAGTAGCTAAGGATGAATCATCCAACAGTATCTTCTCAATTCAGAATAGAGGCAGAGAGGTGTGGATGGAGGATACCGATGCAGATTTGAACGAGGGAGAGACCATAGAGGCCTATGCACTCAGGCGGCTTAGAGAAGAGCAGAGTGTGGCTACTCAGGCTAAATACAAGAGGAGATTCCATCCGGAGCTGAGCGTATCTGATTTGGTACGGCTCCACTATCCGAAACAAGGCCTTGAAGGTTTATACAAGATAACATCAATGAGCATGGAGCTGGGTTACGGCTGCAGCGTTGATGAGGAGGTAGAAAAGTATGGCTAATGTTGCTAAAGATTTAGCACAGTTAATCAGTCAATCAAAGAGCACTAAAACAGGGCCGTATGATACTCAGGCTGTAGTTAAGAGAATAGAAGGCAACACTGTATGGGTGAGTATTCCAGGCGGTATTGATGAAACTCCCATAGAAAAGACCATCAACTGCACAGCAGGGGATAAAGTACAAGTCAGAGTAAGCGGTGGTAGAGCGTGGATAACAGGTAATGCGAGTGCTCCACCTACTGATGATAAGACAGCTAATGAAGCAAAAACAAAAGCGGTAGTGGCTGAAGCGACTGCTATTGATGCCAAAGAAACTGCTGATGCGGTTGAAGGTATTGCGGTAAGTGCGAGTGCTACTGCGACAACAGCCAAGACTATTGCTGAAGGTGTCAATGAGCATTTTTGGCATGATAGCACAGGAGCTCATGTAACTGAAGTAACACAGGATGAGTGGAATGATCCTGGCGATCCTAACTACCACAGTGGCGGTAACACGCTTATAACCACTCAAGGTATGGCTATCAGAGATGGACTCACTAACCTTGCTCAATTTGGCTCTACTGGAGCGGTAATAGGTCAAAATGCCAGTGGCGAATCAAGGTCAGAGATATCCACTTCTGGTATGCAAATTATCCAAAATGTAAGCGGTGTTGATACAGCAATTGCTAATCTGGGGTATGGGCCTGGTAATGATGATCAGGGCGGTACAAGTGATACTCCATATTATACCTTAGGCAAAAGAAGAAATAACTTATCTTCAGATATAGGGAACTGGTCAGTAGTTGAGGGAAATAATAACTCTGCTAAAGGATATGCCGCACACGCTGAAGGCAAATTAACTTATGCTACAGGAGGTTTATCTCACGCTGAAGGGTTAAACACGCACGCAACAGGTGATAATAGCCATGCTGAGGGTGATTCTGCATATGCAACAGGCGTTAGCAGTCATGCTGAGGGGAATAATACAAATGCTTCAGGTGATAATAGCCACGCACAAAATAAAGAAACTAAAGCATCGTCTAACAATCAGACCGCACTTGGCAAATACAATGTTGAAGATAACGCAGACACCTATGCAGTCATAGTAGGTAACGGCACAGCAGACAACGCAAGGTCAAACGCACTCACAGTAGAGTGGACTGGAGATGTAACTGCTGCTGGAGATATTGAGGATGGGAGCGGTAATGTACTCAGTAACAAGGCTGATACATCATCAATACCAACAGCGGTAAGCCAGCTCTCTAATGATAGCAACTATGTGAGTGGCACAGGCTTTTTTCAGATAGTACAGCTTGCAGTAACCACTACATCAAATATCGCAGCACACGGATCATACGCAAACGCAACTTATACAGTACCGGCAGGGGATAGGCCAGCTGGCATGACTTTGGCTGGTATAGTTGGCTGGGGTGCTTCAAACTATAGGCTGTCTCCAAGTACAGTATTTGTTAACGGCACACACAGCATCTCAGTAACATTGGCTAATACCAGTGCTACTCAGGTAACATCAGGAGCTACAGTCAATTTCAGATTATTATACATAAAGGCTACCAGTGCATAAGGAGGATAATATGTACAGAGCAACTACACCGACTCACACATTTACACTGCCTGTCAACCCGGCAGATTGTGAAGAGATCCAAGTAACTTATAGGCAGGGTAATACCACCTTAGTTTTTCAGATGGAAAACCACATATTACCACCTGGCATGAGTATTGATAGAAATAATGTGGATATCACTCTTACTCAGGAGCAGACTTTGATGTTCAATAAAGGCAAAGCTCAGGTGCAGGTGAGAGTCCTTGCAGGTGGTAAGGCTTTAGCATCACAGATCATAAATGTATCAGTATTTGATGTAATCAATGAGGAGATCTTATCATGAGCGATCCGGCAGAGATAAAAGTTGTTTTTAACAATGACGATGCCTTCAATTGTGAGCTGAGTGAAGAGACTACCTTTAACTGTGAAATGGGTGAGACTTTTATTCCTGTGATATATCAGGGATCCACAGATATCACTCCAGGCAGTGAAGCTCAGGTACTCAGCACACAGGGTATGGTTATTGATACAGATATTGTAATTGAGCCTATTCCAAGTAATTACGGACTTATCACATGGAATGGCAGTACTTTATTGGTTTCATAAAGGAGAGAAGATATGGCATCTAATGTAGTAATCAATGGGGTTACTTATTCAAATGTACCGGAAGTAGATATACCTAAGCAGGGCGGTGGTACTGCTAAATTCTATGATACTTCTGGAGCTAATGCAGCAGCAGGAGATATACTTACCACTAAGACAGCGTATAATGCCAGTGGATCTGTATCAGGCAGCATGGCTAACAATGGTAATACAAGTGGCACAATAGGAGCGGTAGCTGGTACAGTAACTATTCCAGCAGGATACACTTCAGGTGGTACAGTATCACTCACTAATGTATCAGACTGCACAGCAGGGAACATTTTAACTGGAAAATCAATACTCGGTGTAAGTGGCTCATTGACAATGCCAACTATTACACAAAATAGCAGTACTAAAGTACTCAGCATCTCTTAAGGAGGTGTTTTTTTATGGCACAGAATATCAGTCTGCTGGGTGCAAACTACTCAGCGGTACCGGCTGTGCAATTACCAAAGACAGGTGGAGGCACAGCAACATTCACGGATGTAACAGATACCACTGCTGAAGCAGCTGATGTATTGAGTGGTAAATACTTTTATACTGCATCAGGAGTAAAGACAGAAGGCACATCCTCAGGTGGTGGAACTACCATCCTACAACGAGGAGTAATGAGACCGGATGCAACGCTGGAAAAGACTTATAGTTTTGACCAATATCTTAAAGCTGATTTAGAGATAAATCCGATATCATATACCACTACTTCAACTACATTAGTGGCAGCTGCGAACTTATCACCTACTTACACTTGTGATTTTACTAATTACAGTTACTATGTGCTGATCAGGATGGCTACTATACCAGAATACAGCATCACTACAAAAGGTAAGGGGAGAGAAGAGTACGCATTAAACTCATGTTGCTATGAGATAACGGAAATACCAGCCAATTCGATACACGCTTTAGTTGATACAACAAAGTATATTACATCAGTTACAAGAGGTGTGTACCAAGCTGGTAATAATGCCAGAGAAGTGTATTATTCCAGCAGTAGTGCTCTTGCTGCATATAACAGTGCAGCATACGGATATAATCAGACTGTTAATGCTCCAAGTTTATCCAGCTCTACACTAACACTGAAATCGCCAGCGTTGATAGTTCGTGGAAATACCACCTACTTTGTTAATACATATATGAACGCTGTAACGGATGTCAGATATCAGTATGTTATCGAAGTGTGGAGAGCACCTAAGAATAACCTGAACTTGGATGGCTGGGGATTAGCAACACAGTGGGATAAGATGAACGAGGATATATTATCCTCTACACACAAATTGACTTAGGAGGTTGCTTATGAAATTCATAAGAGCAAAATCAATCAGTTACGGCCCATTGAGACCTTATAAAAATGTAAAGGCAATAGTTATCCACTATACTGGGATCTCAGGAGACACAGCGATAAATGAGTGTAGCTATTTTGCACACAGCAATCAGAGACAGGCCGGAGCTCACATATTCGTGGATAGAGCAGGGAACATTTGCAAGTCAGTACCACTCAGCAGACCGGCATGGAGCGTTGGTATATTTTTCACTAAAGCCGGTGGAGCTGCCAAGTATTGGGGTGAGCTGAATAACTACAATACAGTATCAATTGAGATGTGCGACTGTGCTAAACATGATCCGAGCAAGGCCCAGATAAAGGCAATCAAGAAGGCTATCAAGTATATCCGGAAATACTGCAAAAACGCTACAAAGCTGGTACGCCACTGGGATATTTGTGGTAAGCAGTGTCCAGGCAGAATGTCAGGTGGCCCAGGCACAGTAGGATATGAGCGGTGGCAGAAGTTGCTGGATGATCTGGGAGAGAGCAAGAAAGCCACAGAAAAAGCACCTAAAAAGACCACTAAAACACCAGCCAAAGAGACCACTACTAAAAAGAAATCCAATGTGGAGATCGCCAAGGAAGTACTGGCCGGCAAGTGGGGTAATGGTGAAACACGCAAGAAGAGATTAAAGGCAGCTGGATATGATTATGCAGCGATTCAGAAAATAGTAAATAAATTAGTGATATAAAAAGAAGGCGTTAAAAATGACAGAAACAGCACTGAGACTTATCATAACAATTTTCGGCAGTTTAGGATTCTGGGAGTTTATAAAGTACCTGATCTCCACTCGGAAAAAGAAGAGATCTGCTGAGGCAGAGGGTATATTGGCTCTGCTGCACAATGAGCTCTATCCAGCCATAGAAAAAGTCCACTTCAGAGGGGTGGTAGGCTATGATGAGCTCGAGAACATAGACCACCTTTATAAGCCTTACATCAAGCTGGGTGGTAATGGCACTTTGCAGAGGAGATATGAGACTATCCAGAGTTATGAGCGAGTGCATGATGATGAGCTGGAGGCTTATGATAACGGCTTGGTGCGTAAAGATTTAGTAACTCGGTAAGGAGGGTATTATGGATCTGGAATTTATTGTAGATATGTATATACCGGTGGTAATGGTGATTTGCCTGTGTGTTGGCTTCATTATGAAGAGATTTCTGCCAACAGATAACAAATGGATTCCACTCACGCTTATGATCCTCGGTGCAATTATTGCTTGCATCTATAACAAGGGATTCAGCATCGACCACCTTGCGGCTGGAATGGTAACTGGACTGGCTGCGGTAGGACTGCATCAGGTATTTGCTCAGCTGATAGGGGATAGCGAGGATAAATAACTTAGCCTCACATCTGTGAGGTCATGTTTACCTCCACTATATAGATACGCAGACTAGGCAGGGTTTCGGCCCTGTCTTTTTTGCGTTATTTAAGGTATCATATATCCTAAAATCAAAAAAAGTCGCTTAAATCGAAAAATAGAGCGTTTCAGGCTCTATCCATTGAAATTTCAACATTCTCGGAGAGTTGCAATTCTGAAAAGCATATATTATACTCAAATTGGAGGTAAAAATGATGAAAAAAGTATTAATTCTTACAATTGCGGTCATTTTTTCAATAGCTTTAGTTGCTTGTGGATCAGATCAGGCAGCTGAAGAGGAGACAGCAGATACCACAGATACAGAAGTTGTAAAAATCGAACAGAATATTGATGCAGTGGCAGAGGCTCTTGGCCTGAGTGGTAAATCAGAGACTTATTATGAGATGATAGGTGCCAAGGATGGAGCTGAATATAATGATGGGTCCATTGAGCTGTATCAGTATGATCCGGAGAGCCAGGACTATAAAGATATAGAAAAAGGAGAGGGTGCTATTGAAGCTGCTGCGTGCAATAATGGCTTCATAATAGTGGTACCTGATGGCACTGATCCGGATAAGAAGATCATCGACGCATTCAAAAATTTACAATTTTAGAAAAAAAGTGCTTGCAATTCATATTTTCCTGTGATATTTTATTGTCAACAGGGAACGGCACAAGGGGTGCCGTAAATAAATGAGTGGTATCTATTCCTAAAATCATAATCTTATTAAACTGTATTATTTTGGAAAATCAATAGAAGGGGATATGATAGCACTCCAAGAAATAGGAAGGGAGTGTTTTTTTCATGTTAACAAAAACCTTGCAGAAAATCAAGGTGATCCAGTCTGAAGATCCTAAAGAGTACGAATCTGAATTTAACCACTGGGCGGAGGTGCTGGCTGAATATGAGCCGGAGATAAAAGAGCAGCCGTTCAATGGTATCCACTGTGCTTATTTCCGTTATAGCGAGACTACAGAAGAATTTAATACTGTGGCTGATGAGTTTCACGCTGAAGGCATCCATTATCTGTGCAGCCAGTGTCCGCTTCATGATCCACAGGAAGATGGCAGAAAGAAAAAGGTGTGGTGTAGATATGCAGATTGTGGTCTCACGGATCTGAGGCGTGAAGCTTGCGAGATGTTTTATACCAAGGTGAAGCAGAAGGAGATCAAGCCGATTTTCTAAAAAGTTAACTGCTCTGTCCGCAGAGTGGAGCACATGAGGTCAATAGATACAACTTACTATTTAATAACCAATAATCCTAGTAAACATTATATCCCTGTGTCGATCAAAACCCCTTTCGCCTTATGTGTTCCATCCTGCGGATAGAGAAAAATCAAAAGGAGGAAAAAGAGATGAAAGAAGTACTGAAAATCACAGGAGCGTTGCTGGTGGCATTTGCTATGTTGTTTATCACTGGATATGGGGTGTAGCCATGCTTACCGCAGCAGCAAGTAAATGGGCGGTGGCAATACTGCTCACAATGTCCACTACAGCGTGGTATCCAGGTGGTGGAGAGTTTAAGTGCTACATGGATTATAGAGCCATCACTTCAACAGGATCTCCACAGTACCAGCTCCAGAAAGAGGCATGGACTGATGATAATGGCCTGAGAAAAGTAGGCGGATTTTACTGTGTGGCTCTTGGTAGTGCCTTTGGCTCCGAGATAGGAGCAAGGTACATTATCACTCTAAGCAGTGGTAAGCAGCTGCCGGTCATATTAGCGGATCAGAAGGCTGATGGAGATACCACAGCAGATAACACCAGAGATTATGGCGGTGCGGTTATTGAGTTCGTGGTAGATACGCCCTCGCTCCCTTATGAGGTAAGGCAGAGCGGAACAGTAAGCTCTATACCGGAGTTCTCCGGAGAAGTAGTGGAGATAAGGAGGTTAAACAATGCTGGCATGTGAGAAATGTGGCCATGTATTCAGTGAAGAGGATGCGATACATGAGACAGAATATACCGGTGTGATATCAGAAGGCCGGCAGGAATCCTTTGATATAGCAAGGTGTCCTGAGTGTGGCGATGATTATGTGATTGATGCTCATCGGTGTGAGTTCTGCGGAGGCTGGAGTGCAGATTATGTGTGCCAGGAGTGCAGAGATCTCATCACTATATATCTCAGAAGGCTGATAGAGCATGGAATGAGTATGCACAGAATGAATCATGTCAAACCTAACCGAGTTGATGTAATTAGTGCGATCAATGAGGTGTTTGAAGATATCGTATAAGGAGGGAAAACAATGGCAGAACACATTAAGTGGCAAAAGACCGCTAACAAGAAGTATTTTGGGAGCTGGGATTTACCGGATGATGGTAAAGATATGATTGTTACCATTGAGGATGTAAAGCGTGAAATGGTACAAAACCAGCAGGGATCAGAAGAGCATTTGATTCTTTATTTCAAGGGTGATTTTAAGCCTATGATCCTGAATACCACCAATAAGAAAAATGTGGCTAAAGCGTGTGCCACAGATTGGGTGGATGAATGGGTTGGTAAGAAGATCCAACTGTATCAGGAGATAGTTACTGCATTTGGTGAGACTGGGCCAGCGGTAAGAGTGAGAGATTTTGCTCCGGAGAAGTAGGAGGTAGTTATGGAATTAAACAACAGCAACTACTTCAGTGAAAAAGCACAGATGGAGTACTTTGGAGCTTCACAGATCAAGTCATTTATCCAGTGTGAGAGTAAAGCTATGGCAGAGATAAAAGGCGAGTATAAGAGACCATTCTCTAAAGCTCTCACTATGGGTAGTTATGTGGATGCTTACTTCTCAAATGAGATGCCTGAGTTTATTGACCAGCATCCGGAGATCTTTAAGAAAGATGGCTCACTGCGGATGGACTATGTGAAGTGCGATCAGATAATTGAGCGTGCAGAGCGTGATGAGCTGTTTATGCAGTACATGAGCGGAGATCCACAGCAGATCATGACCGGAGAGATATTTGGTTATCCATTCAAGATCAAGATGGATAGTTACCACGATGGCCAGCTGATAGTAGATCTGAAAGTAATGGCTTCAATGCTGCCGGTGTATCAGGATGGTGAGTGGAAAACCTTTATCGATGCATGGGGTTATGATATCCAGGCATACATTTACCAGCAAGTGGTGAAGTACAATACCGGCAAAGAGCTACCATTCTATTTTGCGGTACTTACCAAAGAGGATCCAACAGATTTAGAGATAATCCACCTGCCTCAGTGGAAAATAAACGCTGCTGAGGCAATCGTAAAACACTATGTAAAAGAGTTTGATGATGTGAAGCGTGGAGTAAGACCACCTAAAAAGTGTGGCAAATGTGATTGGTGCAGAGATACTAAAGTACTCACTAAACCAATTGAGTATGAAGATTTATTAGTGGGGTGATGTTTATGGGTGATCTGATAGATAGAGATGAAGTAATAAATACCATAGAGGGGATCCGTGAAGCTACCTGGGGTGCTACTCAGGAAGATATCAGATCTATGGTAGAGGCATTTATAACGGACTATGTGCATAAGGATTATAGATATGTGTCTGATACTTATCCTTACAAGGCAGCTGGACTGGATGCAATCAATCTGGAAATCAAGGATGCTATCACGCTTTCAGTAAAGAGCGTTATTGCTGATGAGCTGGAGCAGATAACCAACAGGGCAATTCAGAGTACTGCCATGAGTATCAGGAATAATCCTAAGTATAAAGAGTTACAAGATATTATTGCAGGGATATTAGTGGAGGAGGAACAGAAACATGAAAACAAGTGATGCAATAAGGTATCTGGCCAGTATGATGGAAGATCTTGAGCCAAAGAATGAGGTGCTGAAGCTCAGCATATTAGCCATGCTGGATAAGACAGCAAAGGCAGCTGAGCAGAAAAAGGATCCAGTTCCGGAGAAGAAATCGAGAAAGCGTAAAAATGCGTTTGATCTCGGTAAAGCCAAGGCTTGTTTAGATGCTGGGTGGTCAATCGCCAAGATAGCTGATGAGTTAGGCTGCAGCGGTCAGACTGTCAGAAACCAATTCGGTAAAGCTGGTATTAGTTATTAACGGCTATATTACTTAAGTAGAAAGTGAAAACTACTTAAGTATATTAGCCGTAGGAGGTAAACATGAGACTGATTGATGCAGATGCACTTGCGTATGAAATACTTTCGGAATACGGAGCAGACGGAGGCACGGAAGATGTAAACACAATATACGGAATGATTATCAATGCTCCCACAATCGAAGCCGAGCCACAGCGACATGGTGAGTGGGAGACACGCAAAGGAATTGAATACTGTAGTGAATGTAACAAGAGTATGATATGGCAATCTAATTTCTGCCCCAACTGCGGTGCGAAGATGGATGGAGGGAAAGATGAAAGATAATACAGTATCACAGGAGCTCAATAAAGAGTTTATAAAGGAAAAGCTTAAGATTTTCGGATGGACGCAAGAAGATTTTAGCCGTAAGGTGAATGGTAAAAAAGAATGGCTCCATAATAGGCTATATAAGCCGGATTATCCTATTACAAAGGATGAAATGAGTAAAATCGCATTTTTACTTAATTGTACAGTAGAAGAGCTGACAGCTATACGAAAAGATGATATTTCAGCCGAAAAAGGCAAAGAATCGTATATCATTGCCGATGCTCTCAATACGATTATAGAAAAACTTGATTTGATTTGTGATGGCTTAGGGATAGTAAAAAAGGAGGTATCAAATGACTAACAAAGAGTGGTTAACCACACTCGGCAGTAAAGACTTGGCTAATGTGCTGGGTGATCCATGCCGGATGTGCTACTATCAGGATCTCGATGATAAGTGTCAGGATAAGAACTGTATATCAGGCATCTTGAAGTGGCTAAACATTGAGAGAGTGGAGCCGAGAAAAGAGTTCACTCCATCCAAGCTGATAAATGAGTTTGAATATCAGTTTGCAGACAGAAGAGCCATAAGCATGGATGAGGTTAAAAAGTGTATCAACAGGATATTTGATCCGATAGGAGGTAATCATGGAGAAGTTTGATTTTAATGAGGTAGCAAGTACCACCACTACATACAATGGCCCTGAGGCTGGTGGGTATGTAGCAACAATTGTGAGTGCCACAGACAATGAAGAGAAACAGTATTTGCTGATAGGCTTGGATATAGCAGATGGTATCTTCAAAGGCTACTACAAAGATTTATTTGAGCGTGCCGGTTTCTGGGGCCTTAATTCTTATAGATCGTACAAACCAAAGGCCAGAGGTTTCTTTAAGGCTTTCATAGAAGCTGTGGAAAAGTCTAATGATGGCTTTGAGTGGAAATGGGATGAGTCAGAGCTGATAAACCTTAATGTAGGTATAATCATCGGACTTGAGGACTACATAGGCAATGATGGGAAAATTAAGACTAGGCCAAGAGTTACTGATTTTGTACCGGTAGTGGATATTAAGGATGGTAACTTTACGATACCTGAGTACAACAAGTTGAAGGAGACCACTGCACCAGCCGGAGTGGTAGATGCATCTGAAGAGACACCATTCTAATGATTATCTTAGAGGATACCAGGCAGCAGCCAGGTAAACATGAGCTGAAACATAAGTGGTGGGAAGCTCAGGGTGTGAAAGTTGTTAGATCTAAATTGGTTGTAGGAGATTATAGCTTTCCACCAAGTGTTTCAGTAGATACAAAAGCATCTCTGATGGAGATAACACAGAATCTGTGTGGATCCGTCAAAGAAAAAAGGCGGTTTACCACTGAGTGTAAGACAGCTCAGGAGATAGGCTGTAGGTTAGTATTCTTAATTGAGACTGGCCAGGTAAAGGATTTAGAAGATTTATTTGATAGGAATATAGCACTGAAAAGCGGTCAGGTGATACCTGGAATACAAGTAGCAAGAGCTATGAGTGTGATGCACGAAAGATACGGAGTGGAGTTTGTATTCTGTCCAGGTAAGGCGGCTGCTGAAAAAGTTATAGATATATTGGAGAGTAAACATGCAGAATGAATTAAGGGATGCTGCAATTGAATATGCTAAACAGGGGTTTGCAGTATTTCCATTGAAACCAAAGAACAAGACTCCAATACAAGCTGGTGGATTTAAGAACGCTACCACTGATATCTCAACTATTGAGAAGTGGTGGAAAGAGCTGCCAACTGCAAATATAGGAATAGCCACAGGCCAAAGGTCAGGCGGTATAGTCGTTATAGATCTTGATGTGGATGATAACAAAGGGATAAATGGATACGACTCTTTAAGAGACTGGCAGCGTATCAATGGTGAGTTACCGGATACAGCAGACAGTATCACAGGCAGAGGCGGTTACCATTTATTTTTTAGGACTTCAGAGCGTGTAAAGTGTCGCACAGGAATACTTGAGGGTGTGGATGTGAGAGCTGATGGCGGTTACATCGTAGCTCCTCCCAGTATCCACTCAAATGGTAATAGATACATGTGGGAGTGTCCACCTGATGAAACACCAATTGCAAAGGCTGATAAGACAGTATTCAAGCTGCTGGATGAGGGTAAATCTAAACAGGATCAACAGCCACTAGGCTCTTTACCGGATAGGGTGAGTGAGGGTACCAGAAACGATACCTTATTTAAGATCGCTTGCAGTTTTCAAGGCAGAGGGTTGGCTGATAGCACTATAGTGGCTGCGGTCAAGGCTGAAAACCAACAGCGATGTGTACCACCACTGGAGGATGATGAGGTGGAGAAGATTGTAGAGTCCGCACTTAAGTTACCTAAAGGCAGTATGAACATCACCAACAGGCTGGCTCCAAAGGCTAAACAATACATCACTCTGGAGAAAAAGCCAACAGCTAAAAAGAATCCCGATGGCTCTCCGGTGATGGTCAATAAGCAGTCAATTCAGAATGTGGTAACTGTACTTCAGGAAGATGAAGAACTGGCTGGTAAGATCAGATACGACACCATTGGATATGTGCCTAAGTACTTTGGACAGCTGCCATGGAGAGCGGAGGGTGATACCTATGGCGATTGGAAAGATTACGATGATGCTAACTTGAAGGCTTATCTGGACACTTACTATGGCCTGAAGGGTAATGATATCTATGAGAGTGGTTTTATTATCACTGCTGAGAGTAACAAGTTTAATCCAATTACAGACTGGCTTGAAGCTTTACCACAGTGGGATGGTCAAGAGCGAGTTAGTACACTACTTTCAGATTATCTCGGAGCTGATTATGATCAGTATACTTCTGAAGTTATCCACATATTCATGCAAGGTGCGATAAACAGAGCATATCATCCAGGGTGTAAGTTTGACTACATGCCGGTGCTGGTAGGTGAGCAGGGTAGTGGTAAGTCTATGTTTCTCCGGAGATTAGCGGTCAATGATGTGTGGTTTGATGATAACCTGAACACAGTTGAAGGCACACAGGCAGTGGAGAGATTGCGTGGTAAATGGATCCTTGAGCTGGCAGAGTTACTTGCGGTCAAGAGGCAGAAGGAAGTGGAGAGCATCAAAGCTTTTGTTACCACTCAGGTAGATAGTTATCGTGAGCCTTATGCGAGACGGACTACAGACAGGCCGAGATCATGTGTATTTGCAGCTACTACAAATGATTACAACTTCTTGACAGACCGCACAGGTAATAGGAGATTTTTACCGGTTGCAGTACACAAAGGTAAAGGCAGCAGAGATCTATTTGCACCTGATGTCAGAGAATACTTTGAGCAGTGCTGGGCCGAAGCTCTTTATATTTATAAGACTAAGCATCCAGCTCTGATACTTTCCAATGAGATCCAAGAGCACGCAATTAAGATACAGAAGAACTTTTTAGAAGAGGATGCGTGGGTAGGCCTGATACAAGAGTATTTAGATCACTGTACCACTAAATATATCTGTGCTGCGGATCTGTGGCAGAACGCATTGGATCAGCCTGGGTTACCAAAGAGATCAGACTCCAGCAGGATCCTGAGCATAATGCGGAATGAGATCTCCGGATGGGAGGATGCTGGCCCACAGAGGTGTGGGAGTTATGGCAGACAAAAAGCATTTCAGAGAATGAAGGGGTTTTACCCAGTAAATGATGATGAAATTGTACCTTTTTAAGTACAATGTGTTCACCAAGTATGCGTTAGTGAACAGTTAATGAACACTTAGTGAACACCTTGGTGAACAAAAAATCGTTGGAATTTCAACACTTACTCCCCTTTGTTCACTAAATATATATAAATATATATAAAAAGAGTATATAAGAATATATAACAAAAAAAGAAATATATAGGGATTTTTTGAAAGTTGGTGAACAAAATTGCTGAAACCGTTGCAAATACTGGGGTTAGGTCTGTTCACCAAGTATTAGGAGTTAGTGAACACTTTTGGATGAGATTAAAAATATCGGATATATATTAGGCCGGAAGAAAGCAGCTGAGACTATGCTCCGGAGAAGGACAGGGTGGAAAGCTCTGGCTTCAGAGATAGTGTACCAGGCTATTAAAGATTACAAGGCTAAGTACACCAGCCAGTTGGAGTTATTACGGATCAGAGAGTTCTTTCACAGCCAGTGGTTTGGGAGATTGAGTACGCTGGATCCGGATTACATACTTTATAGATTAGATCAGTATAGGAGGAAACATGGGTATATTGTTATTAGCTCTGATGGCCACAGGCGTGCTAATAGTAATAACACTAATAGTGCTGGTACTGTGGGTGTTGTTAGAAGTAAGAAGGGTTGAGGAGATTAAAAGATATGAAAAGGATAGATCTAACTCAAAATGATTTACATAGGCTGATAAGTCTGCAGCGGCAATTGATGCGTGATACAGAGCAGTTGTATATGCTAATGGATCTGGCTGAAGGTACTGCAAGTGTTCCTACAGATACTCTGCGTGTTCAGAACTCAATACCTCCAAGTGGAAATAAATTTGCGGTTGCTGCTGCAGATCTCAGCGAACTGATGGAACAGGAAGAGGCAGAGCTGGAGGATCTTCAGAAGAGAGTAAAAGCATTTATAAGTACTATTGAAGAGCCGGTGGAATCACGGATAATCTATATGAGATATATCTCATGTTATGACTGGGATATGATTGCTAATCTGCTGAACTATACCAGCCGTCATGTGTTTAGGATCCACAACAGAATTGTGCAGCAATTGCCGGCTAATAAAGATGTCAGTTGATGTCAGTTAATGTCAGTTGATGTCAGCACCTTGACATGATATATAGTAAGTGAGAAAGAATGTAAGAAGATCATTTTGTTTCGTTTCGTTTTCCTTTTAGATTAGTACCAGGTCAATACGGCTTGGTACTTTTCGTTTGAATCAATAGTGGAGTATGGATATGCACGATGTAGTTTATATACTGGCTAATGATATTAAGTCAGATGAGATCAAGTACTCTGTCAGATCTGTGGTAGAGAACTTTCCGTATAACCGGATAGTATTCTATGGTGGTAAGCCTAAAGATATTGAGCCGGATATCTATGTAGAAGTAGAACAGATAGGCTTTGATAGATATGAGAAGGTTAATTACACACTACAGAAAATATTTGATGATGATAATCTTACTGATAACTTCTGGCTGTTCAATGATGACTTCTTTATCATGAAGCCAATAGAGGATGTGCCGTGTGGTATCAGAGGAACATTAGGTCATAGGATCAAAGAGCTGAATACTCTCTATGGTCCGAGCGGTGGATACATCAAGGCACAGCAAGCAGTAAAGAATTATCTTGAGCATCAAGGGTTTGATACTATCAATTATGATCTGCATATACCCATGCTTATCAATCGTAAGTTGGCTGCAGCTACACTGGCAGAGCATCCTAACCAGAAACTGTTTAGATCTCTGTATGGTAATGTAAATAAAATTGGTGGAGTGCAGATGGATGATGTTAAGGTGTATGGAGCTGGTGATAAACCTGATAAGGAATCACCATTATTATCCACAAAAGACTCCAGCTTTAGATATGGATTGGTAGGAGAATACATCAGAGAAACATTTAGTGAGCCTTGCAAGTATGAGGAGGATGATAAGTAGTATGGCCTCTTCAACAAGACTTGACAGAGCTCCAGGACACCGCCCAGCTTTTGAGGCCGCTCGGCGTAAGATTTTAGCCACCCAGGATATATGCGGTATATGCGGTAAGCCTGTTGATAAGACTTTGAAATCTCCACATCCAATGAGTGCAACAGTGGACCACATCATTCCTTTAGATAAAGGTGGTCATCCATCCGATCTGGCTAACCTCCAGCTGGCTCACAGATGTTGCAACAGAGAAAAAAGTAATAAGTTGGTGCGTGAAGTTTATGCACAGAATAGCACTGATGAAAATAAAATAGTATCGAATAGAGTGCTTGAGCAGCATAACGACTGGAAAAATTACAAAGCGAAGTGAGGCAAGAGAGTGGGGGCATACCTCCCCCGACACCGCCCACGCCGGCA